AGCCTTCCATCGACTTCAAGTACATCTCTATATCTATGGCTTCTTCGAACTTAGAAAGAATATCTTCGCCAAACAAATTATCTTGCTTAACTGCTGATCTAGGAAGATACTTGACGTCATGGCCATATATCTTGATCGACTCAAGTATAAGGTCTTCTACGACATCTTGTTCGCGCGAAAATGTATAATTGTTAAAGTATTTGTTTAACATATCAACCGGTCATATCGCTAACTGGTAAGGAGTAACTTGAAATCATCTCGTCTTCCAGTCTTCGAATCTCCTCAGTTGCTTCCTCCCAAATCTTTTGGCCGTTAAACGTAAGACCACCAGGCATCTGGAGACCCTCAAACTTCTTGAGGTTCTCTCCCCACTGCCTTTTAATTAATGAGGTGGAGTACTGTAGTAGCCATCTATCAGCCCAAACGTCTGAATATGTATTGGGATCAGTTACTTTGTAGCAATCTACAACTATAAAGTTGCCAGTGTTAACATCTTTCCAATGCATGTCAATGTGTAGTTTGTTGGTATGGCGGTTAAATCTAATTGGCTGCTTACCAACAAAAATTTCCTCTAACTGAGCGACGTGTCTCATTGCCGTAACATAAGGTACGTATGTGGCAGAGGAGAAGTCAAAAAGATCGTTTAGATGGATTTGATAACGTACGTTAAAAAGGTTAGATGTTTGGGTAGAGTCTCCAACATCAAACACACCGACCACTCCAATGTATGAGTCGTCTAAAGTAATGTACCTATTAGTTTTATCAGCTTCTGTTATTTGGTGCTTAAGCAGTACACGTTCTGAACCATCAAAGTGATAGTCTCTGTAATAAAGTAATGCTTCATCAATACGGTCTTCGACCTGCTCGTCGTCCACATTGATATCTACGACCGGCTTTCCTAACCTTCGCAAGCAATGTTCTTTAAGTTGGTCTCTGGAAGTTGGGATGGCCATAGATCACCTCTTTTTGATCTATTTATCTAGTATCCACCCTTGAGTTACACAACCCTGACTTTGAGGTTCTGAGCGGCTAGAGATGTAATTCTAACCTTGTTATCGGCAGGGAAATCCCAGGTGTAGTCAGTACCTAACACGGCACTTTGGTTTAGTGAATTAGCATCGTAGTTAATAACCACACCGTCACTGCTAGGTGTTGTATAGCCGCTCGAGCCCAGTACTCCAGGAGAGTTATAGATAACGGCTAAGTCTAGGTCATCACCAAGAGTAAAGTGATTGGCATCAGGTACAGCGTCTAGCTGGGTTTTGTTCATTTGGTTGATGTAGTCTACAGATCCCGTTGAATATTGGTCAACGGTTTGTCCTATTTGACCGACGATGTACATCTTTGTTCCATCATTGTTAAACGTAAGGCCTTCTACTACTGCTTCTTCACTTGCTACAGAAAAACTTTCATCAAAAGATGCTGTTGATAGGTCAAACCCTGTAGAAAGTGTATATATGTGTACTGCATCTGCGACGTGTCCACAAACAAACATCATGGTTCCATCAGAGCTAAATGTTATATCTGTTGGGTCTGTGTCTTGAGAAGCTACGGAAAAACTTACTGACGCATAAGATGCTGTAGAAAGATCAAATCCTGTAGTTAAACTATATTGATATACATTATTGGTAGTAGTACCAATCATAAACATTTTAGTGCCGTCAGTGTTAAACGCTATTCCTTTTGGCGCTGAGTCTTCAGAAGATACTGAAAAATTCTGTGAGTACGAAGCTGTACTAACGTCAAAACCAGTGGTTAAATCATATTCATTTACATCGTCACCAGTAGCACCAACAACAAACATTTTAGTACCATCAGTATTAAATCTAAGCCCTTGTGGTGAAGTTTCTTGTCCAGCTATTGAAAAGTTTTGAGAATATGTTGCTGTAGAAACATCAAATGCAGTTGATAAAGTGTATTCATTAACGTCATCGCCATTAACGCCCATAACAAACATTTTGGTTCCGTCGTTATTAAACTCCACCGCCGTTGGTATTGTTTCTTGAGTAGCAACACTAAAACTAACAGAATCATAACTAGCACTAGTAAAATCAAATCCTGTTGTAACACTAGCCCCCGTCATAGCCTCCTGCAACGTAGCCAACTCTGTGTTAGTTGCACCGTTAGTCCACGTTGTAGATACGTAAGTACCGTTAGAATTAAACTGCCAAGTGCCTGAGTTGTTACGAACAATGTTTCTTTCGCCATCAGTACTCTTTGCAATCTTCCACGTAGTCCTGTCATCAGTAGATACAGCGTAGTAAATAGCGCCAGTTGCAGCGTCTTCGTCAGCCGTCATAGAGTTGATGTCTGTCCAGTACGTAGAGTCTGTTGAAGATGTGGTGTGGACTGCATGGTAGCCTGAAGGGACAGTAATAACGCCAGTGTTGTATTCGTGTATTGAGTTTGACGATCTTCCAATAAGAAAAAGCCTAGTCCCGTCAGTATCAAACGTAAGGCCACCCATGTCTGCATCTTTGGATGATGAATCTAACGTCCTTACAAACGTCCCTGCCGACACAACACTAAATGGTGTAGTAAGCGAGTATTCGTGAACCTGGTCGGTTTGTTCGCCAGTAACAAAAAAACTTGTACCGTCGCCGTTAAATGTTAAACCAGAAGGCGTGTTGTCTTTGGATCCAACAGAATTTGATTGACCAGTATAAGATGCCGTTGAAATATCAAATGCTGTAGACAAAGCGTATTCATATACACGCTCGCCAACCTCTCCAATAATAAATACCTTGGTTCCGTCAGGCTTAAAGTGCATTCCAGTTGGAGTTGCTTCTTGTGTTGCAACACTAAAGCCATCAACATGAGTAACAGATGACAAGCTATAAGCAGTGCCTAGCGTAAACTCTTCTATTTCTTGGTTGTTTATTGACAAAACAAACATTTTTGTTCCGTCAGAATTAAAAGCCATGCTTTGAGGATTTGCAGCATTTGTAGCCGTATTAAAGCTAACAGAATCATAAGTTGCTGTTGAAATATCAAACGCTGTAGATAGCGAATACTGATAAATAAAATCATCACCTTGATCAACAACAAACATCTTTGTTCCGTCTGGCTTAAACGCAAGACCTACGCCATCACCAGATTGAGCGACAAGGTCTTTAGACTGAGTAAAAGTAGCTGACGATATATCGTATGATGATGTAACGGCTTGGCTAAGTTCTAAATCAGTATTAGTCGTGTTGTACACAACAGCGTACATTTCCCAAGAGCCTGAAGCTACTTGATCGTAAGATGTGGGTGCTGTGACTTCAGAAACAGAACCGGATGTTGCCGTAAGAACAAAAACGCCTGAGTTTGCTTTAATAGTTTTACCTACGTCAGCAGAAGTAAATGAGCCTGTGCCTAGAGAAACTGAAGTTATTGCTATGTTGTACTCATTAACATCGTCACCAGTTTTACCTACAACAAACATTTTAGTTCCGTCAGAATTAAACACCAATCCTGTTGGCGCTGTTTCTTGAGAAGCTACAGAAAAGTTCCGCACGTACGAGGCTGTGCTAACATCAAAGCCTGTTGATAGCGTATATTGATTTATGATGTCACTAACATCAGTAGTAACAAACATTTTAGTGCCATCAGAATTAAAAGCTATTCCTGTAGGGGCGTTTTCTTGTGCAGATACCGAAAAGTTTTGAGTATAAGAAGCCGTAGAAAGATCAAAGCCTGTTGATAAAGCATATTCATTTACATTATCTCCTGCGGCACCAGTAATAAACATTTTAGTTCCGTCATTATTAAACGCTATATCTTTTGGGCTTGTGTCTTGTGCGCTTACTGAAAAGTTTTGAGAGTACGACGCTGTACTTAGGTCAAATCCTGTTGACAAATTATATTCGTTCACATCGTCGCCCTGCGCGCCAACAACAAACATCTTAGTTCCGTCAGAATTAAAAGCTAATCCGTAGGGGTCTGTGTCTTGAGCAGATACTGAAAAATTCTGTGAGTACGAAGCCGTAGAAACATCAAACCCCGTAGACAAATTATATTCATTTATGTCATCACCTGTGGCACCAGTAATAAACATTTTAGTACCGTCAGTATTAAAAGCTATGCCGGTGGGTTCTGTATCTTGTGCAGATAGCGAAAAGTTTTGAGAGTACGAAGCGGCATTAACATCAAAACCAGCAAAATCCAGAGTAGTCGCTGTAGCACTATTAAGCCTTGTGTAGTTTTCAGTGCTTGAGTTTACGTCCCACCTGTTACTAGTAATGCCTATCTGTGGAACTTCTTTGGTTACAGATACAACAGGTACACCAGAAGTAATAGACGAGGACAACGTAAGCGTAGACATTTCATTGTTAGCGTACGTCTTGCTCTGAGTGGCTTTTACTGGGTCTATAGAATCTAACTGCGTTTGGATGTTTGACGTTACACCGGTTAACTGGTTAAGTTCGGCGGCTGTTGCCGTGACCGCCGTTCCGCCAAGAGTAATCGAAGAGGTACTTACGCTAATTAAATTGTTAGCCTGTCTGTTATTATCAATAACAGTTGTACCTGATACTTTGATAGCCATCTTCGTCTCCTAGACTATTAGCTTAAAGTTATTATCTTTATTTATGAGAATTCAATCCACCCAGTCAGAATATATTTAACTCCCCTCAATGGTGGATTGCCTCGGTGGGTGTGGGTGTAGCTAGACGGAAAGATTACTAACCTTCCTTCTTTAGGAGCTACTCGTTCATTCTGATAGAGAAACTCTGTTTCACCACCTTCTACCACGTCATTTAAAAATAGTGTATATGTACCTATTCTTCTTGAACGCTCAATACACTCATGCTCACAATGCCATATGTGGTATCCTCCACCAGGCAATGTTTTTTGAACTTTGTAGGTAAAAATAGTGTGTTGTCCAACACTGTTTAAGGTATCAAACTCATCACAATATGATTTGTAGCACACATCCCAAAATGCTTCGTTAAACTCTTTGAGATATGGGCCAAGGTGTTCCCATGTAAAATCTATGTCCCAATAGTTTAGAGGATTAAGACCTGTTGATTCATCGTCTTTAACATTTCTTGTAGCTTCTATTCTATTCCATGTTCTATTGTTTTCACTAGCCCATTCAAAGTATTTTATTATACCTTGGCAAAACTCTGTAGAGACTGCATTGTCGTAGTAACGAATAAAAGTTTCGTTATAATCATGTGGTATTTCCATTAATTATCATCTCCAATCTGGACCTTCACACCAACCAACAAGACTGTATCTAGTACCTGACGTTACAGGAGTAACTTGGTGATTTACAAAAGACAAGAAGACACTGGTAGCACCTTTTGATCTTTGTACGTCAAATATCTGTCCACACGGAGCTAACTTCAGCACACCACCTTCGTAATCTTCGGGATCACTAAGTTGAGTTACAATCGATATTTTCCGTTGCTGTACTATCTCTGTATTATTAGCTTCTGGTGCATTTCGCATGTCCCAGTGCCAGCTGTAGTGATCCCCTGTACCGTGATATGTTGTAAACTGTAGGGACTGTAGAGGCTCTACATCGACATTAAAGAGAAGTGTGTTAAGGCGATTTACTGCGCCATC